GTTCGCGACAGCGACGAGCCACTGCAGCCCGGTGAGTTCCGTGACATCGATGCGCCGGGTGGCAACATCCGTGACGCAATTATTCCGCTGCCATACAAAGAGCCGTCTGGCACTTTGGCTACTATGCTTGGCGGTTTGGTTCAGGACGGTCGCCGCTTTGTAGCGTTGGCCGACCAGAAGATTGGTGACGGCAACCAAGAGATGCCTGTAGGCACTACGGTTGCTTTGCTTGAACGCGGCATGAAGGTCATGTCTGCGATTCACAAGCGCCTGCACTACGCGCAGAAGACGGAGTTCCGTTTGCTTGCGCGTATCTTCGCCGAGAATCTCCCTCCTGTATATCCCTACGAGGTGGCCGGAGCGCCTTCAGAGATCAAGGCCGAAGACTTCGACGCTCGGATCGACGTCCTCCCCGTCTCTGATCCGAACATCTTCTCGATGGCGCAGCGGGTATCGCTAGCTCAAACCCAGTTGCAGCTAGCTCAGTCCAACCCGCAAATGCATAACCTCCATGCAGCGTATCGACGGATGTATCAAGCGTTGGAGGTGCAGAATATCGACGAGATCCTGCCTCCGCCCCCACAGCCCATGCCGCAGGACCCGGTCATGGAGAACAGTGCCATGGTTGGTGGGCAGACCCCACAGGCGTTCCCCGGACAGGATCACAAAGCGCATATCGAAGCGCACCTTACCTTGCTTGAGATGTCTGTCTTGCAGCAGGTACCTGCCGTTCTTGCGGCACTGACGGTGCACTGCATGCAACACGTTTCGTTTATGGCTCGTGAACAGGTAGAAAAAGAAGTGTCTGCGTTGATGACGGCACCTCAGATGGACGCTCAACAGATCCAACTTTTGACGCAAGCTGGGGCAATTGACCCAATGGTTGCTCAACAACAGCTGCAACAGATGGCCATGCAACCTCAAGTTCAATATTCGCCTGAGCAAGTTGAGGCCCGTGTCGCACAGGTCGAAGCGGAAATGCTTGCAGAGCTTATGCCACGCCTGACCTACAAAGGCCGCAACGGCGAGGAACAAGATCCGTTAGTCGCGATCCGTCTGCAGGAACTCCAGATCAAGCAGATGGAGAACGAGAACAAAGCGCAGATCGATCAAGCTAAGCTTGCACTCGAGCAGATGAAGATGCGCCAGAACGCGGTAGCAGACAGCGCGCGGCTTGAGCTTCAGGAGCAGATTGCTGACGACCGCAACGAAGTAAACCGTGAGCGGATTGACGTGCAGCGCGAAGCTATGATGAGGAGAGGGTAATGCCACTTAAACGCGGAAGCTCTCAAGAAGTTATCAGCGAAAACATTCGCACTGAAATGGAAGCTGGCAAACCACAAAAGCAGGCGGTCGCAATTGCCTTGTCTAAGGCAGGCAAACAACGCAAGGCGAAAGGTGGGGCAGTTCAGTCCCGCTTTAGTTCTTCGCCTCGTGCAAACAAGTTCCAAGGAATATTCTAATGCGTGACATAAACGAAATCATCGTGCACTGCACGGCCACTCGTGCTGACTGGTGGGAAGGCAAGAGCACCGAACGTAAGGTTAATGAGGTGCGCAAGTGGCACGTTGAAGGCAATGGCTGGTCTGACATTGGGTATCACTACCTCATCGACCGTGACGGCACCGTTGTAGAGGGTCGTCCTGTTGCCACGGCAGGGGCGCACACTCGCGGGCAGAACCGCAACAGCATCGGCATTTCTTTGTTCGGTGGCCACGGCAGCACCAAAATGGATGCGTTTTCTGATAACTTCACTGCTGAACAAGGCGCAGCCTTGCATGACTTAATCGTCCGCCTGAAGACGGAATACCCTGCTATTACAAAGGTGAGTGGACACAACGAGTATGCGAACAAAGCATGCCCCGGTTTCCAAGTAAGCGCATGGCTAAACGACCGCCCAGCCCGAGCACAGAGAACGTCGATTACACAATCTCGGACGATCCAAGCTTCGCAACTTACGAAGATTGCAGGGATTGCTACCCCTGTGGTTGGTGCACTCGGTGGGCTGGAGTGGCCCAATCTTCTGATCCTTGGCGTCCTGGGTGTGATCATCCTGACTGCCACGGGGATTATCGATCTGGAACGGATCAAGAAGTGGAAGGCGGGTGACCGCTGATGTTTCTACTTGGCCGCTTAAAAACGTATCTAGCTGCAGCAGGCCTGGTGCTTGGTGCAATTTTAGTTGCGTATTTTCGCGGTAAGCGAGACAGTGTTCACGAGTATGAGCGTGAGGCGGATCGGCATTTGATCGACAGCATGCGGACTGCTCGGGAGGTTGAAGATGAGATTGAAAGCTTGGACGACGTTGGTCTTGGTGAGCGCGCTTCTAAGTGGCTGCGCAACGCTGATTCCAGTTGACACCTACTGCGACATTGCAAAGCCTCATTTATTTGAGGATCAAAGTACTGTAGAGTGGCTCATGAGAAACGACCGCCAGCTGTTGGTTGACACGGTTGTTCACAATGAAACTTACGACCGCCAGTGCGGGAAGGAGAACTGAAATGCCAAGACGATCACAAGAAGAACTGGCCCGCGCAGCTGACAGAACTCGTCGTAGCGCGGAAGAAGCTCCCACAAGATCAATGAGCTTTGTGGAGGCACAGACACCTCTCCGTTATTTAACAGCAAAACTCCTCGAGCGGTCAGAACGTCGTAAGTTTGAGCGGGAGCAGCCTCGACGTCGTGCTGAAGCAGCTGAAGCTGAGCGTCAACTTACTGACTCGCTAAGCTATAAAGACGGCGGCATGGTCCGTGGCTGCAAATCTTCTCAGATGTCCGGCAAAGGTTTTCGGGGGACTTACTAATGGCCCGTATCGTTATTGAACTCATCCCCGATGAAGGCATCGAGGTTGATAAACACGAAGAAGGCACCAACTGCCCCATCGCCACTCAAGACGGCGACGTGAACGAAGCCAACAAGATGACCGCAGAGGAAGAAGCCGATTACCGTGATCCGTCGATGGATGGCGGTTTCCGTGCTGACGAGGTCTGCGGCAACTGCGGTGCGTATAATCAGACCGAGGATATGCTGGGGTGCATGGGCCTCGATGACGACGAGCCACAGCTTGGCTATTGCCAGATCTACAAGTTTGTTTGCGAAGCTTCCTACACCTGCAATGAGTGGGTAAAAGGTGGGCCAATTAAGTCCGTAATGCAGGAAGATTATAAACGAGATATCCTGTAATGGATGTTGTTGATTTCGCAAAATATATGTATAAGCTACTTCAAGAGCGCGAACAAGAAATTGCAAGTGCTCTTGCACATGATGCTGCCCGTGATTGGGAGCAGTATAAACTTCTAGTAGGGGAAGTACGGGGCCTCTCCTACGCAAGAGAAGAAATCAAAGCCCTGCTGGAGAACCACGCTGACGATGTCGAAGACCTTATATCTTCCTGACCATGTCGCGCAGAAAATGAATAAGGAACGAGCCAAGGGCGAAGCGCCCGAGGAAGCTCCAGTTTCTGCCGAAGCCGCGTTTGTAGACGCTAAAGAACGGGTGCTAGACCCTTCTCTCCTAGACAAATCACTTATTGACCGCCTGCCGCAGCCAACTGGCTGGCGTGTTTTGGTTATGCCGTTTCAAGGTACAGCTAAGACACAGGGTGGTCTTTATATTCCCGACGAAGTTCGAGACCGAGAAGCGGTGGCCACGGTTGTGGCTTACGTGCTTAAAGTCGGCCCGCTTGCCTACAAAGATCCCGACAAGTTCGGGCCTGACGCTGCACCATGGTGCGAGGTTGGGCAGTGGGTATGCATTGGCCGGTATTCAGGTTCGCGGTTTAAGATTGATGGTGGTGAGGTTCGCGTTATTAACGACGACGAAGTCATTGCTACGATCCTTGAGCCTACGGACATCAAGAGCGTCTAGGAGGTAACATGACCGAGCAGGACATTAAAGAAAACGAAACGCCGGAGGATGACGGCGTTGAGGTTGAGCTAGAGGACACCTCGCAGGAAGAGGCCGTTGAGGCTGCGCCTGTAAAGGAGGAAGAGCCTCAGAAAGATGAGCTCGACGAGTACAGCAAGAACGTGCAGAACCGCATCAAGAAGCTCACCGAAAAATATCGGAAGGCGGAGCGTGATGGTCAGGAAGCTTCACGACTTGCTCAACAGCTTATGGAAGAAAACAAGAAACTTAAGTCGCAGGTGACAAACCTCGACAAGGGTTATGTTTCGTCCGAGGAAGCGCGCTTGCAGGCTCAACTTGAGTCCGCCAAACGCCAGTATCGCGAGGCCTATGAGTCAGGCAATGCAGATCAGATGTTTGATGCGCAACAACTTATTTCGCAGATTGGTGTGGCACAGGATCGTGTTAACCAAGCCAAGTTGCGATTTGAACGGGCGCAGCCGACAGAGGCTGAACCCGTGCAGCAACCGCAGGTACAGCCTCAACCGCAGGCCCAAGCTGCCCCTCAACCTGATCCCAAAGCCCAAGAATGGGCGGAGAAGAACGAGTGGTTTGGGTCTGACGAGGTCATGACTTATGCGGCATTTGGTATTCATCGCAAGCTAGTTGAAGAAGAGGGCTTTGACCCGCAGAGCGAAGAGTACTATACTGAGGTTGATCGTCGTATTCGTGCGGAGTTTCCGCAGAAGTTTCCGGCGGCAAAGAAACCGAGTGGAGCACAGGTCGCCTCGGCTGGCGCTTCAGCATCTCGCAGTAATGTTAAATCGGGGCGCGGGTCGGTGAAACTGTCACCTTCCGAAGTTGCGATGGCAAGAAAACTCAACGTTCCTCTCGAGGAATATGCCAAGTACGTGAAGAGGTGATAGACATGGCTGACAATCGTAAACCACGCGAAAGCGTAACCCGCGAAGCAACAACGCGCCGTAAACCCTGGGCACCGCCCAGCCACTTAGAAGCACCCAAACCCCCAGCGGGTTATGTGCATCGTTGGATTCGAATCGCAATGCGTGGCGAGGAAGACAAGATGAATGTCAACTCCAAGCTGCGTGAAGGATGGGAACCTGTCCGTGCCGATGAGTATCCTGACTATGAAGCACCTGTTATCGACGATGGTCGTTACGCAGGTATTATTGGTCAAGGTGGTCTGATGCTGTGCCGCATCCCTGTCGAAACTGCCCAAGAAAGATCCGCGTATTACGGGACCCGGACCCGCGAACAAATGGTTGCAGTTGATCAGGACTTGATGAAGGAGCAACATCCTTCGATGCCGATCCATCAAAGTCGGCAAAGTCGTGTATCCTTCGGAGGTCGCACTAGCGACTCCGAGTAACTTGAAACTGAAGGAGCCTACAAATGGCAAATCTTGATTCTCCCTTCGGTCTTCGCCCTGTTCGCATGGTGAACGGTTCTCCGTTTTCTAACCAACAGAACCGCTACCGTATTGCGGCCAACTACGCCACATCGATCTACCAAGGTGACCTCGTTCAGGTTGTCACCGGCGGTGGTATCGAGCGTGTTGCAGCTGGCGGCAGCGGTTTGGTTCTTGGTGTGTTTAATGGCTGCACCTACACCGATCCGAGCTCGGGCAAGCAGAAGTGGTCTAACTACTACCCCGCCTCGACCAACGCGTCTGACATCATTGCATTCGTAATCGATGCACCAGACACGGTCTTCGAAGTACAGGCTGACGCTGCATTCCCTGTAGCTGACCTGTTCGGTAACTTTGATATTGTTGACGGTTCGCCTGTTGGTGACACAACTTCCGGTATTTCCAACGTGGAACTGGATGTGACCACCGGCGCGACGACTGCGACTCTGCCTCTCAAGGCAATCGACGTCTCGCAGGATCCGCTCAATGATGATGTCGCTACCGCCAACACGAACGTGCTTGTTGTAATCAACAACCACCTGTTCAGTGCTGGTACGGTTGGCTTGGCCTAAGGAGGGTTAACACATGGCTATCTCTCGCGCACAACTTGCGAAAGAGCTGGAGCCGGGTCTTAATGCCCTCTTTGGCATGGAGTACTCCCGGTACGAAAACCAGCACTCCGAGATCTACACAACCGAGTCTTCAGATCGAGCATTTGAAGAGGAAGTTATGTTGTCCGGATTTGGAGCAGCACCAACCAAATCAGAAGGTTCCGCTGTATCCTTTGACAACGCTAACGAGGCATACACTGCCCGTTACAACCACGAAACCATCGCGCTTGCATTCTCGATCACCGAGGAAGCAATCGAGGACAACTTGTACGACCGCCTCGGCAGCCGTTACACACGTGCCCTCGCCCGCTCGATGGCCCACTCGAAGCAGGTTAAAGCTGCTGCAATCCTCAACAACGCCTTCAACTCCTCCTTCACTGGCGGCGACGGCAAAGAGCTTTGCGCAACTGACCACCCGCTGACAGGTGGCGGCACTTTCGCCAACGAACCAACCACTCCTGCTGACCTCAACGAAACCTCTCTCGAGGACGCGTTGATCAACGTCGCTGGCTTCGTTGACGAGCGTGGTCTCAAGGTCGCATTGCGCGGCACCAAGCTGATCATCCCACGTCAGCTGCAATTCGTTGCAGAGCGTTTGATGGTTTCCAACTTGCGTGTTGGCACTGCAGACAACGATGTAAACGCAATCCGTTCCATGGGCATGTTGCCTGATGGCTACGCGGTCAACGACTTCTTGACCGACCCAGATGCGTTCTTCATCTTGACTGACGCACCACGTGGCTTCGTGCACTTCGAGCGCACACCGCTCTCGACAAACATGGAAGCTGACTTTGACACCGGCAACATGCGCTTCAAGGCGCGTGAGCGTTACAGCTTCGGGTATTCCGATCCTCGCGCTGTATTCGGTTCGCCCGGCGCATAAGTTTCAACCTCCCTGTTGGAACAACTGGGGGCGGTCTTCGGATCGCCCCTTTCTTTTTGTGCTCTGCTCCTGTATTCTTTGTGCATCCCTGACAGCCGCATGGTGTGGCTGACACTAGCCAAGACAGGAGTATGACATGGCTAACACGACCTTCTCCGGTCCGGTCCGTTCCGAAAACGGTTTCCAGGACATAACCAAAGACGCAACCACCGGTGCAGTAACCACCAACTCCACTTACGGCAACAACGCTTCCGTAGGCGGCACATTGGACGTTACTGGTGCAGCGACTCTTTCTAGCACAGCAAACGTTATCGTGATCCCAACTTCGGATCCTGGTGTTGCAGGCGCAATCTGGAACAACTCCGGGACTCTCGCAATTTCCGCAGGCTAAGGAGCTAGATCATGGCTGGCTCTGACATCAAAACCAAACGTCTGACGGGCACCGGTGCAGTAGGCATTGGTCGCGCTCGTATTCGTCAGCTACAGGTTACTGTAGGTGCTGCCGCAGGACGTTTGACCATCACAGATGGCAACGGCGGTGCTACGATTCTGGATCTGGACTTTGCAGCAAGCGACACTCACTCGGTAAACATTCCGTCTGATGGTGTGCTTTCAACGTCTGATCCATACATTTCCGTGGCAACCAACGTTTCAGCTATCAACCTCTTTTATTCGTAAGAGGTAGGCATGGCTCACGAGATCCGTTCTATATCACAGGTTGGAACCTCGGAGCCTTTTGAGCTTCAGGTGGCCCGGGGACAGATTCCGGGCCACACTGCATTACATAAGTTTGGCGCGGTTCCAGCCATGTCGATTAACACGACGGGCACAATATGGGACATAAACGACACTTTGTATCCGTGGTCCGCGTTTGCGACAGCGGGGACACTTACCGTGGACCGAGCTTCTGCTAGCGATGCCAGTAAGATTATTACCATTGTTGGCCTTGATGCGAACTACAATGAAATCTCAGAAAACGTCGCATTAACGAATGCTACAGGAAACCCAACAAGCAACGCGTTTATCCGTGTATATCGTTCTTATATGTACAACGGTTCGACAACTAACGTCGGGAACATCGACATAAAGAAAGGTGCCACGACCGTCGCGCGTATTACTGCAAATAAGGGTCAAACCCTTATGGGTGTATATACAGTCCCTGCTGGGTATACTGCATATCTGTCTCAGGGTGTGATGAGTGTCCAATCTGGAGCAGACGCCACAGGGGACTTCTTTGTTCGATACGGCGGGCAAACGGCTTTTCGTATTGCGCACACCTTTGAGGTTGCGTCAGCGGAATATTTTTATGCTTTCCATGTGCCTTTTGCACTCCCTGAAAAATCCGATGTAGATATTCGTGCTTCTCTCCGTTCAAACAATGCGCGTATCACAGCTGCATTTGACGCAATTCTCATCAAGAACGGAGGACCGCTCTGATGGCAAAAGTTGATAAAGACAGGATGGCCTGCAACAAACCTAAGCGCCAAGTTTCGGGCGGCAAGAAGTTTGTCGTGAAAGCCTGTGACAAGGGCAAAGAAAAGATCGTGCGTTTTGGCGATGCCAACATGACGATTAAGAAAGACAACCCTAAGCGCCGCAAATCCTTCCGCGCGCGCCATGGTTGCGACACCAAGAAGCTCGACAAACTCTCGGCCCGTTACTGGTCGTGCAAGATGTGGTGATGTAATGTTAGGTATAAAAGGTACATATAACGCAATACGAAGTGCTCAGGGCCCGGCCCAACATATAGCCTGCTCTATCGTGGGCCTGACCTATGCTGGGATGTTTGTGGGAATGGTGCCAGACCTGATCTTGACAGCGTGGGCGCTTCTTTCCGTTGCAGTTTTAATTGCGGTCGTTTGGCTTCCTAAGATTGTGCTAAAGTATACCTTGCTTGCGGACTTTGTAGTTTCCGCTCTGGTGCTGAGCTTTTATCTTTTACATGATCCCAAACCCGTTGGATTCGTGTATTATTCTCTTACGCCTGGTGGGATGACAAGCCACTCCCCCGGCATGACGTCGATGTCTTTGATCGATAAAATCAGTCATTCGGCGGCAGTAATAATGATGGCTTGCTGGTCTTTGTATCTGGCGAATCTCGTCCACCGTCAACTCCTCGAGGCCACTCGGTTGGTCTTTATGCTTGAAGGAGAAGAATTAAAATGAATATGGAGATGTTGACTCCAATTATCGTAGCCTTAGTGGGGGCAGGAGGCCTATGGACCTTCTTGAGCAATAGGTCCAAGCAGGCCCACGAGCGGCTTATGCAGGACCGCGAGGAACGAGGCGAGTTCAACGACACCCTGAAGGTGCAAGTTGACCGATTGGCGGAACAGGTCAATACTCTGGTTAAAGAGAAGGAAGAACTCCTTCGTCAAATCTCAGATTTGCGGGCCGATCTTGCTGTGGCTCAAACTACGATCAAGCACCTCGAAGAACTGTTGAGATCCAAATGAATCGTTCCCAAATGGCCAAACAAATTACGGAGGTTCCTATGAAACAAGGTTTATACGCCAACATCCACGCCAAACGTCGCCGGATTGCTGAAGGCAGCGGTGAGCGCATGCGCAGCCCAGGAGATGAAGGTGCTCCCTCCAGTAAAGATTTTGAAGCGGCGGCTAAAACTGCTAAACGTAATGGCGGGAAAGTCAAAGCGGGCTATGCACAAGGCGGCTGCGTCATGTCAGGCCGTGGCGGCAAGTTTAAAGGTAACATGTAATGACCACATCTGGTTCAAGAGATTTTAACCTCGACGTTGCGGAGCTCATCGAAGAAGCGTATGAGCGGTGCGGCCTTGAGGTACGTACTGGCTACGATGCCAAGACAGCACGTCGGTCTCTGAACCTGATGTTTGCTGAGTGGACTAACCGTGGTCTAAACCTATGGACCGTGGCCCAAGGGACGACGACCGTAACGCAAGGCACGTCCACTTATACACTTGGTGCTGATGTAGCGGATATCCTGGACATGGTGCTTCGTCGTGATGGCACGGACTATGAGATGGAGCGTTTGAGTCGTGGTGACTACTTTGACTTTCCGAACAAAACGGATCAGGGGCGACCTTCTCAGTTTTACTTTGACCGTCAAATCCAACCTGTGATCAACTTGTGGCAAACGCCTGAGAACTCTACGGACCAGTTGGTGTATTACTATGTACGGCGGATTGAGGATGCGGACACTTTGCAGAACACGACAGCTGTGCCTTTCCGTTTCTACCCTTGCATGGTTGCTGGTTTGGCTTACTACCTTGCCGTAAAGAAAGCGCCTGAGCGTATTCAAATCCTCAAGGCTATGTATGAGGAAGAGTTCCAGCGCGCGGCGGAAGAAGACGAAGATCGTGTACCTTTGAAGCTACAACCTAGCGCACGTTACTTGAGGTTCTGATGGCATTTGCTCGAGGCGACAAAGCATGGGGTATATCTGACCGCTCAGGGTTTCGCTATCGCTTGAAGGATATGCGGAAGGAGTGGACGGGTGCGCTTGTTGGACCTGACGAGTTTGAGCCTAAGCATCCGCAGCTATATCCGCCGAAGGTGGGGCCTGATCCACAGGCGCTGCGCAATCCCCGCCCTGACCCACAGTCGGGGCATGT